GATTGAGTTTTCGCAAAAGACTGCTAGGTACTGGCCCGGTAAAGGGAATATACCTGTAACGCGGTCACCAATACCTACCTCTGTTGCTCCTAGTACAAAGTCGAAGTTTTCCGGTTCTCCGATTTTGGAGAACTGAACTGAGCCAGACTTGTATCCTAAGGCTAGGTGATATCGGTAGTTGCAAATGTGCCTAGGCTTATCTTTGCCAGCACTTCCTTCAACACTCAGAGGAATAGCATAGATACGACTAAAGTAGTTACCGTCAAAGTACCAAGCCCTTCCAGCCCCAGATACGCCATAAATACCTTCCCAAGACTCATCGGCATAGAAATTAGCGTTAATAATCTCGTATCGAGAACTTTCCTCCTCTAGCTGAGAGTAAGAGTCCAGACCGTTATAGCTCATGTTTTCGGATACAAAGCCAATGCGGTTTTGCAGAAGGGGGTCTAGATAGATACCCATGCCCGCATGAATGCCGGGAAGAGCGCCCACAATACAAGTAGCAGTAGCCCCTGTACCTCCACCTCCGGTAAATGTGACTGTAGGAGTTAATGTGTACCCTGTGCCGGGGTTAGTGATAACCACACCGATGACAGCCCCGTTTTTGATTACCGCCGTTGCTGCTGCTCCAGAACCGCCACCTCCAGTAAACACCACAGTAGGAGCTGTGGTATAGCCAGTACCCCCGGCAGTCACAGTCACAAGACCTATGCCATCAGAAACGGCATAGTTTACGTTACCTAGGTCCGCTACTTGCCAATCACCCTTCCAGTTTTCTTGTGTTAGCTCTCCAGATTCGGTGTGATAATTCACCAAAGTCGCATCGACTGTGTTAGCGTTACCGTAGGTAGTGCTGCTCCCGCTTGAAAAGTAGTACGTTATGGAGGCGCTACGGTAGTGGGCAACTAGCTCTACTTTGTCGATCTGAAAAGACACTCCGCATGTATTAACGAAGGTCATGCCAACGTCGAACCCAACGCCAAAGTTAGAAACTAGGTCATCAATAGTAAGACCTTCTGTACCCCATAGATCAGTACTTGACCCAGCCGTAATTGTCTGCAAGCCGGTGAGGGAGGCATCAATTGGAGCAATCCTCATATCCCCTACTTTTACGTCTCTGCGAACAGCGTTCCCGTTAAGTTCTCCGTGCTTTACTAACCAGCACCTTGCGTTGTAGTCTCGAACATCAGCTACGCCCGGTAGTGGTACAGAAAACCCACCCGGAGTAACCGGGGTATAACTGATCTTAAACTCCAAGCCAGTGATTACAGAGTTAGTAGGAATCTGCTCACGCAGATTGGCAAAATCAAACACGCCCATTGTTCTGCTTCTAACTGGGCCCAGAGGATATGTGCTCCCAAACCCACCGACAAAAGTTAGGTTAAGTGTCCCGCCTCCAGTGTCTTGTACGTCTGATATGTTAATGGTAGCGTTGGATACCGTAGTTCCAGATAAGTTTGCACCCTCAAAGTTAAGAGCAGATAGCCCGAAGAACGGCTTGCCAGAGTAACTGCCAGTTGTGTAATTAGATACCTGAGCTGTCGGACCTTTAGTCCTATTTACCGTCGGCAAGAACCCTGAGGGGGACTTAACATGAGCAGCTTTAAACTTCCAGCCAGTGTTAATGGCTCGCCAGCCAGCCCAGTCCCACTTCCTAACACTAGCAGTGCCAGTAGAAGCATTCGTGGTATCAGTAACAGTCACTGTAGGGGGGCTGGAGTAGCCTACGCCCCCACTAGTTAAGGCAATAGAGCGTAGTCCAAGAGTAGAATCCCAAAGGCCTACCGCACGCCCACCAAATCCACCCCCGTTATTTCCCAAGGTCACGATAGGGGGGTTATTTATAGGACCTCCTGAAGTAGAGGCAAAGTTACCTAGGCTTCCTTTATAACCCGGTGATAGATAAGTAGAAATCTTGTCTGATCTAAATAGCAGAGCCACGGTACTAGGAGAAAGTTCTCTGTTTCTAAATCCATTAAACGTAACGGGCTGCCCAGTTCTGGCTAGAACTGGGTCATTCATACTACTAGAACAGAACTGCCTCACCTGAGTAGGTACTGCCGACAGAGGTCGTCGATTAGGCTCTAGCCACAGAACATTTGCCTCAGTAGTAGAAATACCACCTAGAAACTTTGTACTAAGAATTATGAAGGCTTGGTTCTCGTCCCCAATAACATCCCCCGGATAGAACCCGGACCCTAGTAGGTAAACTACCGGGGCGTCCATTACCATGTAAGCCGTGTTATTAAAGTACTTTAATGCAGTGACGGGTCTATCAGTTAGATAAGCATCGTAGCTAGACACTCCATTTGGTTGATAAGTGTCAGTAGGATAAAGCGGTGGTGTACCGTTAAACCCATTGCTACCATCACTTGGGTTAATTGCAACTCCTCCGGTAATAGAAGAAACGACAGGCTCTCCTAAATTTTGCCACGTGGTTCTGCTTCCTAGTGATCTAAGAGTAGTAATAGAATCTCCGACTTTTGGCTCTTTACCAGAAGATATTTTCCAATAGCGGAGTACAAAGATTTCGGGAAACGTGTTAATAATTGCAGTAAGAATGCCAAACGGTGGGTTGCTGCTAGATACGCACAAAAACTCACCCGGAGCAGAAGAGCCCGAGCTTACCTGAGTAACTGTTATTTCGTACTGCTGATCTGATTCCAGTGTGTAGGCGTTGTCCCATTTGTAGAACCCATCAATACGACGGTAACCGTTACGATCTACTACTTCATAGTTAAGGCAGTCAGTGAGCGTACCCGGCTTAACCATAGATGGCGGAGACACAAAATCGAGTCCCCCATCTAGAGGGACTGCGGTTACCTTGTAGTTTTGATTAGGGGCCCACTTGTTATCCATCAGCGAATCCCATGTCCGATGCCTCGCTTATAAGGACTGTCTTGCCACTTCGGCTGCTCCATCATCTCTTCCTCTAGGCGACGCTTGTAGAACTCGTATCGCCCACGAGCGGTACGCCACTTATCAGGCTTGCTGTCGTCGTTAGCGTAGTACATCACAGCCCTCCAAGCTATCATATCCCTGTATTGTTTAGGTAGATGTATGGGTGCCTGATTGGCATTATTCAGCACTGTCTTAACAGTCTGCATCTTGATATCGCAGTAAACATCCCACACCACATTATCCCTGTAATCAAACGTGGGGAACAGGCGTATAAAGCCTGCATCATCTATAGAAACGTACTTAGGAATACCTAGGGCTTCGTTCTTACCTAGCATGGTATCTTCGTGGCCATAGGCAACTTGACGGAACTCGGGCCAGTCTAACCACTTTAGATTGACCGGCTTGTACGTACCCACTTCGGTTGCTAGGTTGTTACTTACGGCAGAAGAGAGATTAGGAACGTTGCTATATGTAGAGTACCTATAACGAGGAACTACCTTAAATGAGTGCTTATCGGGTATAATCCCATCAGTAGAGTTAGTAGTTTCAGGGAAGTTGTTTGTGATGCTAATAGACGATAGGCCGTCAAAACTAAACAAACGGTAGGGGTTTAGGTCAACCACAGTCCCGGCGTTGTTTGTTACGAGGTTACCGCCAGTAAACGGGGAGTTGCTGTATACTGATATAGTTTCCCCGAACTCAAAGCATTCTTTGGGTATGCTAGGAATACCAGTCGTTCCACCCATAACGTACAGGCGATAGCGGTACCCAGTCTCCGGTACTTGTCCTTGGACAGCCACAGAGCTATTAACGTCGTGCTGTAGGCTGGCAATCATACGAGTAACTGCCCCGCTTCTATTACCTACGACCCAGTAGCCTCCTTGATAGTGTGAATTGACCGGCCCGTTAGGTAAGCTTAGTATTAGCACTGGTACGGTGTAATCAGTAGTTATAGAGAACGGGATTCCCGACTGGGGTGTTATTAGAGTAGCCAACCCCTGAGGAGTGGACACTCCGTTACTACGAAAATTGTAGGCGTGGGTGAACTTCCAATTCCGTTCCATCTGAATCTCCGCCCATGCGTCGTTCACCCACTCCTTGAACTTCTCGTGGTACTTATCTGGTGGATTGGCAAAGTTAGTCGGCGTTAGTGTATCAAGGTCAACCCCCGATTCTCGGATGGCTTTGTTCACCAGCTCCAGATAAGTCATACTTTCTCCTGTTACTTTAGTGAGATGATGCCGTCTTTGATGGCTTCTCGTAGCTGATCGCTAGTCGGCCAGTAGCCAAAGATATCTAAGAAAGCCTCCCGTGGGCGCATGGCCACGCGCTTGCGGTTCTCCATCACCGGACGAGGGTCCGGTCCTTCCTTAATTGCATAGACCTGATAGGGGAATCTCTGAGACTCCACAACCTTGAAGCGCGCTTGATCCGAGTTACGTGCATTGACGCTTTCGTCTTGTACACGAGTCACTTCAACAGCGTTCTTGAGCACCTCGAAAATCTTGATCGGGACCCGGCACTTAACACCAAACGGAACCATGCAACGATAGCCGTTAACAGCGAAGTACTGAGGGCGGTTGCGTGCAGATGGGCGAGGGTCCTTGAATAGCTCAATTTCGGCCCAGCCGGGTTGCAGTTCGTTCTTGTCTACTTCAGAGCCTAGCTGTGCTACGTCTAGACGACGCCCGTTCTGCTTACGACGGATTGCGTCAATGAGGTCACCCTTGGTAAAGTCCTTGGTAACAGGAATACGATAGATTTCAGTAGCCTTGCGGTACAACTCTTCGTACGAGTTATCCTCCAATGGTACAACCTTGATAGGACCTTTGCCAAGAATGTCGTTAATCTCATTTGCAATATCGGCTGCTAGAGCAGAGTCTACAACCTTACTGGGTTCTGGGTTCTTGCGTGGACGGCCACGCTTCTTAGCGAGAGTTTCAGTGTTAGCTGAAGTCTCTTTCTTGGGACTTGTCATTTGTATCTCCTTGTTGAGATAAAGCAAAAGCCGGAGAGCCCTATTGCTCTCCGGCGTGACTTACGTTACATCAGGTTATGGGCTAACCAGACCGTGACCACTACGAGCAACCTCGTAGTCATACGGAACCTGTACAGGCTGGTTAACGCGAGCTGGCGCGCACTCAAGAGTGACAGTCAGCAGGCGGTTAGTACCAGCCGCAACCGTCTGTACGCCCGGGGCTGCCGGGAACAGAATACGGATGAGGCGAGAACCAGTAGGTGCAGTAAGTGGGTAGGCTCCACGGATATTGGTGGCGCCAGTTAGCGGATATGCGCGTGGGGTGATGGGTGTAGTGGTGAAGTTACCGTCAGGCTGAGCACCATTAGTGGCGGGAACCCAGCAGAAAGTGCCGGCACCGTTAGCACCAGCAGTGATACCAGCCTTGGTGAAGTTAGCAACAAGAACACCGCCGGCGCCAGACCGGAACGCAAGTGACGCATCTGGGATTAGGTTAAGGCTATCCTGACCCGTAGTGTGGCTAGTTGGTACTGCGGTAGCCGCGTCATACGCACGAGGTTGTACGGTAAGAGCCGTGCCTGAGTCTTCCAGCGCCGTGTTGGACTGAACAGTGAAGTTAAGCAGATCAGTGAAAGGTGCCAGAGTTACCACGTCTACAAAGTTGTTAGCAGCAATGGCGCGTCCTGCCGGAATACGTACAGTAGCGGTCAGGAAAAAGCGGCCATCGGTGAGCGCACGGTACCGAACGCCTTTGCGGGAAAGTTCCGAAAGTGCAATGCGTGTAGTCATTTATATCTCCTTTAGATTAAGGCGGGGGAGGGGTTACCTCCCCCTTGCTGATTAAAGCGCGGTTACAGCGTGTTCTAGGCGCACCATCCAAGAATCGTTTAGAATCTTGGCGGCGTACCAGAACTTCCAAGACACGAAACCACGTTGACCAAGGGGGTCCTCGTAGCTAGCGCCCATCTGAGGATTCTTGGCTGCAATGGCGACAGAGCCCTTACCCGCGAGCGGGACAGTGGCGAAGGCGTCCTGAGCTAGAATCACTGAACAGTACACGTCTACATTAGTGCCGTTGTTGCGGACGCCGGTGATGTTAGTGGAGCCCGCGCCGTACTTTGGCTCTAGGTGCGGAGTAAGAACGATACGGACCTGATTAACCATACCAATCTCGTGTTCGTTGATTGGCGAGCCTGAGCCGTAACGCTCAACTGAGATGAAGTTATCCATCTTGCGCCAATCCCACTCAGTATCGGTGTGGGAAACCAGAACGTAAGCGCCCTGTACAGGCTCAGTACCCTGACCAGTGCCAGCCTTGAGGACCTTGGTGATCTTCATGGCGTGGTTGGCCTTGAGTTCCGAAACAGCCGCAGCAATGTCATCAGCAACCAGAGGCGCTGAGACCTGATTACGGGCAGTAGCGGTGCCTGAGTAGATTACGTTAGTACCGGCACAGAGAACACCCCAGATGATGGCTTCCTTGGTGGAGGCAGCCTGCTCACCCAGAAGCTGGGTGATAACCTGTAGGTTGGGGTCTTCGTGAGTATCTTGGATAACGTCGGTGTAGGACACCCACGCACCGTACTGTGCAATGGTAACTTCAATATCCTCGTACTCAAGAATCTGAGGAGCGGGGGTAACGCCTTCCGTAAGAGCGGTATCAACCACATCAAAAGGAACTGGACGACGCCACCGCATGATTAGACCCTTTTCCCTTGGCATTGGATATGCCTTGCCCATCTTCTCTAGGATCAGAATGGGCTGAGCATGTGCCAGCATCTTAGCTTCTGCGTAAATACCTACGCGGGGGCTAAGGTCACCATAAGTCATTGGTGAGTAAGACATAGTAACAATCTCCTTGTTTTAGGCTACCGTCGAGCCGGTATTAGAGACTTTAGGGTCTCGTTGTACACAGCGTCGAAGTATTTATCTGGATCAAATTGCCCACTACCTTTCGGGATAGACTGGGCGCTATTCACTTCCTTTCCTTGTAAACGACGGCTGCGGGCCTCAAGTACCTTGGAAGCTTCTGGATCAGGGTTTGTCTTTGCCGGGGCTTCTGGCGGGTTTTGTTTACCTTGCTTAGATAGTACAGCATCGCACCACTGAGCATAGATACGTAACCCCTCAAGAGCATCGTCAGCAAACTCTGAATCTAGAAGACTTCGTACACCCGGAGTAGCGACTTCGTTATAGAAGTAGTTGTACTCTCGACTCTGGATAACTTCGTCTAGGTTTGTTACTGCTTCCCGTAGACGCCCAGCTTCTTGAAGAACAAACTCCCTCGCCTGCGTGTCGTGTACCACCTTTTGGGTGTCTTGTAGGCTACCCTCAAACTCTGACCGGAGACTAGCTTCTTGCGTTTCTAGTAGCTCGGCTACCATCTCCGCTAGAACTGGGTCTGCGTCAGCCATCTTTTTGAGAGTCGGATGTTCGCGCACCTTTGATTTGGTCGCTACACCCTCCTTGTCGGCGGGCTTGCTTTGCCGGCCATTGCCCTCTAGTAGGGCTATTCTAGCTTTTAGATCAGCAATCGTTTTCTGGTAGGCTGCTATGCGTCCAGCGTTGCTGGTGAACTTGTGCTTCCACTCATCTCGTTCCTTCTTTAGAGCCTCAAGTTCTCCACCAGTCTTTCCCGACTGGTCCAAGGAGGAAGTTGCTTTAGCAACTTCGTCACTCTTTTTAGGTGAAGAAGCGTCCTTGGAAGGGGCGGTAGCATCCGTGCTAAACGGCTGTTCCTTGGCCCCGATTTCCTTTGCCTGTTCCTCGGCAGCAGTTTCCTCGCCGCCGACTTCTTCTTGCACTTGCCCGCCTTCCTCTGGAGTTTCTGGCTCCTTTGGTTCTGGCAGACTTGCGTTAACCTCTCCTTTACCCTTAAATTGTACGTCTAGTGCCATCAATTCATCCAGCTTTTGCGGGTCATTTTGAGCCGCGCTGACCTTATTGAAGTACTCTTCCTCGGTCATAAAGACGGAGGCATTTTCTTTAGATTGTTCAGTTGACATTAAGTTCCCTTATTTATGTTGTGTTCAGTTAAGTAGGGCTTTGATCTACGGGTAAAGCCAAAAGTTGCCGAATAAGGGCAGACTTTCCCCGTAACCAAGCCGTCTTTTCTGGGCCATTCTCGGAGTTTTCGAGACCTGACCTAACTTCTTCCCGCAGTTGCTCTAGATATTTACGAAATTCCTGCCAGTCACCGGAGTTATAGTTGATTTTTGGCTCTCTCATATACCGCTACCAATTTGACGCTTAAGGTCCATTTCCTCTTTTTGGGCCGCTATCTTTTGGAACTGAGCTGTGGTACTCATACCAGCCAAGAACTTCTTGGTTTGCTCTTGCATCTCAAGCTTCTTTAGATCAGCGTAAATCTTTTCCCGGCCAAGCTCGTCCTTCTGCGCTAGCTGGGCTAGTTGCACCTGATACTCTAGCTGCTTTGCTAGGACCTGAGCATCTGCCTCACGCAGGCGGGCGGCGTTAGCGCCCATCTTTTCTTGGTGATCCATTTGGGCCTGAGCCATTTCTTTCTGCATCTGGAACTGTAGCATTTGTTCTTTCAAGGCTAGCTCTCGCTCCTTGATGGCTAGTTCCTGTTGCTTAAGCTGTATCTCCATCATCTGAGGGTCGGGTCCTTGATTAGCCCGTTGCTCCATCTCTGCCTGAATTTCCTCGTCGGAGCGAATAATACCCTTGTGGGGGAGGCGCATAGCCATCAGACGTGCCTTGGATAGGGCCTGCTTGTTGATAATCAGCCCAAGTTCTGGGTCCTGCGCGGACAGGGCAGCCAGCTTTTCTAGGTCCATGAGGTGCATCTTGGCTGAGCGGATATCCGAGCTAGAACGCACGTCTATCTCAAAATCCCCCTTGATTGATGGATCATTGTTGTACTGCATGTTCCAGCTATAGAACCCACCAATGACCTTGGAGGTTATGCAGTCATCCCACCGTTCGTTGAAAAAGTCAATGACCGTGGTACTGTTGTCTATAATCTCAGCAGTGCCGTGGGCGGTAGGCTGGGTAACGGCTGACTGCGTGCCGGGTAGGAAGAACGGCACAGCCGCCTCCTCTTGGGCAAAGTTCTGGACAGCCTGTAGTAAGTTCATCAAAGGGCCGGCCATGCTGTTAGGCTGGAACTCGGCAAACGCCTTAGTTACGTCTGAATCGTACTCGGTGTTGTACCAAAGCTTGAATGGACGCAGACGCCAGTTACCATCTGCGGGTGTAATCTTGGTCTTGTCTAGGATTACCTGAGGACCGGCAGAGATAGCTGCGTTATCGAGAATCATCTCGTAGGTCTTGTTAATCACCATCTGAGCGTCAGCCAATTGGGTAGCTAGGCCAATTCCAAACAGGCTAGATGGGTCCGGCTTCCAGACGGATACCGCAAACGGGACTGTCTGTATACCCTCGATGTTTGATAGCTGGATACTGATGATCTGGTTGTTGACAACCCAGACTTCTACAAAGTAGATATCCTCTGGTGTCTGGTACGTTGGTTCTATGTTGAAGTTCATCAACATGTCGCGGCTCATTGGCCCGTGATACTCCAGCACCCGGTACTTACCTCGCAGGGCTTCTGAGGAACTATCGGTAATCTGAGTAAAAGTGTAATTGCTGTCCGTAGATTCCTCAGGAGGCTCAGACTGAAGCACTGCATCAATGGTATCCCCGAAGAACATCGGGTTATCTTTTAGTTTGCGCAGCTCTTCCTTAGACATAGGGTGCAGAACAATCGCGTCGGTACAGGACTCGATACTAAGAGCAGTCTCATCCGGGAAGAAGAACCACGGATTAATGCGCTTAACGCACGGATACTGTACGTTTTTGACAATAGGTAGGGCAACAGTAGCCCCGTTCTCGGCGGTTTTAGTGGTGTACTGGATGCTAGCAGAAGCTGCGTTTACTGGGGTCTTAATAACAGCAGTCCCCTCAATAACCATGTCCTCCATAGCCAAACGGCATTGATAGCCGTAACGGCCCTTGGCTAGCTGGTCAGCAATAACGTATTCCATACGTGCCGCTGCATCGGCTGCCATTGACGGATCAATGGGATTACCTTCTGCATCCTTTGGGTCTTCCGAGGCTCGAATCTCCCAGTTTTTATCACCGCCTGCAAACTGCTTAGCCCAAAGTACCGAGATAGCGGTATCGCACCGTGTACCTACGATGTTGAACTTAGGTGTATAGGAAACGTTCTCCCCATTCTTAAATGGCTTGTCTGCAATTCCAAAGTTTTCGTTGGCTACCGAGCCTAGATACATAGCGCGGGCTGTTAGCCACTGACGCTCCTTGATTTGGCGCTTGCTCTTACGCTGAGTAAACTTCTGTTCGATCTGGCCGGCTAGGGCGATGAGTGCTTGTCTAACCCTTTCTTCGCGGTCTATCTGAGCCTGAGCTTCTTCCTCAGCATTCACCTCTTCTAGGGTGATATCATCCTCGTCCACATCCTCTAGAGGCGGATTGTTAATCTCAGAAGTATTGTTTACCACCGGCGTCTCCTTCGTTGTTTACAAAAGGTGTAGTATCGTGTTGTGATCGTGCCTTTTCTAGAGAGTTCATCAGGTATCTAAAGCAGTTACCAGCCACGATAATCCTGTTCTTTCTTCTAACTACAAGCGTAGAGTTAGGCACAGTGGCGCAGTACACCTTACCTTTATAGGGTACTGTTTTGAAGGACGGCTTGTTTTTGCTATCCCTGAGATAAGGATTTTTGACCTTAGTCTTGTAGACCCAGTACTGGTTAACTGTGTTTGTGCCTTGTCTTCCCTTAATCTTGTAAGGCTTAGCCTTGACAGTTCTGATTGAACTATTGGCCCCTGTTTTAAGTATTAGCTCTTGCAAATCATCAGCAAGGCGCTTACTAGTAGTAGCTATAGTGTACGTGCCTCCCGGATTTGTCCAGCCGTCGCCTTTGT